CATGCCAATTTATCGTCATATTCTATCATGGTCCATGACCGAGTTTCTCGGTTCATCATCAGGGTGATATGAGTGTTGTGTACTGATTTGCCAACCCAGACTGGTGTTTCTTTATGGGTATTCACGAAATAGTTTATCACTGTTTGTGCATCCGAACACTTCAGTGGTTTAGTTAGATCAATAATCTCTTGGGCGTTGGCTATAGAGCTCGCTAGGCAGAATAGTGACGCCATTATTAATTTATACATAATGGCTCCTTAAACTAGTATTTATATAAAAAATGACGCATCAAGCGTCATTGGTTATTGCCAGACAACAAGATGATCAAGCAGTATATCTACCAACTACTATCTCATAGAAACTGTCGACCTCGCCACCAAACTTACCAACCAGGTGTTCAGCAAGATCACGACATAGTTTGCCGTTTTTATCTTTGTTGGCCTGTACAAATTCTTTGTGCAATTTTTTCCAATGTTCAAGCATGGTTACTTCGGTTAGTGGAATTTTTTCACCTTCCACTACACAAAATGTTTCTAACACACCATCTTGTACAATGTGCGGTTCAAGTTCTAACACTATATATCTGTTGGCTAATTCTTCAGCCAAAGTTCTATTGAATATCATTTGCATTATTTGTTTGCGCTTTCATATGTACGTTTTACAACACCTATATCATTATATATCTGTTGTACTGCTCGGGCTTGATAATAACAGTCAATCAGGGCATTGTGTGCACCAGTACGACCTTTTTCACGAGGATCCCCATGTACTCCAAAAAGTGTACGACTATCGCGAATTTGCCAGAACTGCCAGGGGGTAGGCTTGCTGAGTTGACGATATAAGTTTTCTAGAATAACAATGTCAAATGCAGGACCTTGGCACCAAATATTTTCTACACCAACCAAAAAGCGATTTAGTCCGTTGGTCATATCGTCAATGCTGGTACGTTCATGTTCACCCAGTGCTTCATCGCGAACATCTTCGGGCTGTTTGCCCCACCATTCGACGGTGCTTTCTAACACATGCCGATCCATGGCCAGTTGCTCGTCAACATTGACTCTGTAATACAGGCCGCTGTCGGTGTCTACTTCTTTACCAAATGGATCAAACTTGACAGCGCCAATGGTAAGGATCACACTCTCTGGGCGTGTGCTCAGAGTTTCTAAATCTAACATTACATCCATTATTGACCTTTCAATGCTCGATGTGCTTCGGCTGCTGCCACACGTTTTCGTAAACTGCTGCTACTGAAACTATGATCTCGACCATTGAATATCAACTCAATATTACGAGCATAGCATTCGTCTCGTCCGGTAAAATCTTTATCAATATATTCTACACCTAGTATTCTAACATCAACAGGCAATATAAGCAAGAGGTCAATTAGATCTTGCTCGGTTTGGTACACAACTATTTCATCCACAAAGCGGGTAGCACTCAATTGTATTTGACGTTCAACTATGCTCTGTACCGGAGGATTCTTTGTGTCCGGACGATCAATTGTGGGATCTGTTTGCAGGCCAGCAATCAAATAATCGCAATGATTTGTTGCTTCGCTCAACATAGCAATATGTCCGGCATGCAGCATATCAAAGGTGCTGAAGGTAATACCAATCTTAAGACCCTGTGCCTTAAGCTCTTTGATTTTATTGAATATCATTTGGCTGGTTCTAATTTGATGTTTAACGGAAACCCGTTGGTACGAGCAAGCAATGTGGCTTCAACGCCTTTTTGTTCAGCAATTTCGTAGGGCAATGTTTTTACAACACTACTGCCTTCATCGCTGATTCGCCTGGTAAGTTCGTAAGCGGTATTTTCATCATGATGAAAAATTGATTTTAACGTTTCGATCACAAATTCCATGGTTGTAACGTTGTCATTCATAAAGATGACATTAAACAAACTTGGGGGCTCCACTGCATGTTTAACAGCAACTTTAGGTTTATTGATAGTCTCAGTTTTGCTCATAATTTAAATTGTGTTAGCAGGGACAAAATTGTCCCTGCTGTGGTTACATTATATTACTTAGCGAAAGTAATTGCAATCTTCTTGGGTTTTTGTTCGTCCGGAACAATGTGCTCAAGACTGATAGCCAGTATGCCGTTAACCACTGTTGCTCCTTTTACTTCAACATTATCAGCCAAAGTAAAATTGCGGGCAAAGTTTCGAGCACTAATACCACGATGCAGATATTCTTGCTCGTCCTTGACCTTGCGCTCTCCACTGACAGTAAGCACATTGTCTTTGTACTCGATGTCTAGCTCATCTTCGTTAAATCCAGCTACTGCCACTTGAATAGCATAGTTGTTTTCATCAACTCGGATGATGTTGTATGGAGGATAATTACCATCTGTTTTACTGTTTGCAAAAGTACGGTTCAGTTCATCGAACACACGATCAAAGCCAATGGCGCGACTGTGTAATTGAGCAGCAAACTGTGGTAAGTCAAGGGTGTTGAGTGTGAATTGTGTCATTTTATATCTCCTTTAAGTAAGCAAAATATGACGTTTAGAATGTAGCCCGACTATCGGCACTACAAGTATATTTATACAGGATTTATCAGGAATAGTCAATTATTTTGGGTCAATGAACACAAAATTTCTAGATGCAGAATATTTTGGGTTCCAGGTTAGTGCAAAATGCGTGTATGCTTGGTTGTTGGTCAAACACAATCTATAGGTGTACTTGTGTAATTTGGTTTTGTAATATTGAATGTCATGTGCTCTTACCCAATCATCAATATCAATGTTGATGTGTGTAAGTGCTGTTCCTGCAGCCACGCCGCCAGCGCCAGAAGGCAAGCGAAACTCTATGTACATTAGTACAGTTTTTTAGGCAGTTGCTCAGATTCCAGTTTCTTTTGCCAACGTCGTCGGGCTGCGCTTTTGGCTTTTTTACGAGCGGTGGTGGGCTTTTCATAAAATTCGCGCTCACGAAGGTCTTGAAGAAGACCGCTATCGGCCACTTTCTTTTTAAACTTTCGTAGAGCTTTTTCCACATTGTCGTTGACAACTAGAACTTTGTTACCGGTTACTTTATTGAATTTTTCGAACATAAGTTATTTATTCTGTTTATGATACCGTTGGGCAAAATACTGAAATACTGTGTCTATTTTGCTGGCAGTTGAAACAAATGTATTGGGCCCATAGTAAAACGTTTTTTCTAACGAACAAAGGAAATCCAAATATGGTTCGTGTTTGGCAGCATTGACTATGACTGCATCACTGCGTTCTACAGCCTGTTCGAGCCACTTTATGTCATTCATTTCTGAGCGATACAAGTAGATGTTAAATGACTCATCGCTGCCTTGACACATTCGTCCCAACAGCTCAATTTCTTCAAGAGTGCCGTCGACCACAGTCACAGTATGCAGCGGATCGTTAACAAAGTCCGGTGGCGTTACAAAGTTACTATACACGTTTATTCTTTAAAATATCTTCAATTTGTTGCTCAACTTGTGCCTGCTCGGCATCGCTAAGATCTTCAATTTCGTATTCACCAGCTTCCAGTTTGCCTATTAAATGCTGAATATAGGCCTGATTATAAGTGTAGCTGTCTGTTGTGGTTTTGTCAACTTCGATCCATTTGGCACTATTCCATTTAAACAGACGCTCGGGCAAGTAATCGGTACGAATCCACATGTCACCTTTTAACGGATTGTCCGGGAAACGGTCGCCAAATCCACATTGGCTTGCATTGTCCAATGTTTCGTTGTCTGCTCGAATGGCAAGATCTGGATGCAGCATGTTGAATGCATCTAGGTTATAAACTTTACCCTTGTAGCGCACAGCATAGTCCGCACCTCTACGTATGGGAGTATTAAATTCATCAACTGGTGCAGCAGGTGGTGGCTCTTCTGGTTGTTCCTGTGCCACAGCGATTTCAGGAACGGTTTGTTCTTCCTCTGCAGGTTGATGTTCGTCAATTACTCGTTGTGCCCATGTTTCTTCGCCTTCAAGTATAGGAATATCCAGTTCATCGTACTTGGGTTCAATTTCAGATATTAATCTATTAGCCTCATCTATCTTTGCTTGCTCATCTTTGGCATCGTTTTCAACAATTGGATGCGATTTTAATTCGCTGTACATCCAGCCTGGTGGATGCGGTTCTTGAGGTAAATTGTTCCACCCATCCACAACATCGCAATCATGATTTGGACAATAAGGACCAATACCGGGGGCATCAGTTAACACAGTTCCACACTTGGGACAGATAAGCTCATCTTCAAACAAGTTACTGGTTGTTACTTTTTCACCGGTTGGTAGCTCTGCTGCCGCAGTTTCCTTAACAGCCGCAAATTGTTCATCGGTTAATGGGCCTTCGTCGGCTTCATACGCAGGTTTCTTATCATGTACCCAACCTCCAGT